CAGAATAGAAATCCGTGTGGCCAGTACTGCTGCCAGCAACGGAACAACTGTTGATGGTAAAGTCACTATTTCAAATGCACAAGGTACACCAATGGCCAGCCTGGGATTGGGCACATCAGGTAGCACTTATGCAAGTCCACTGCTTACTAAAGGCACATTTGCAGAAATCCCAGCCTGGAGATCAAGTGACACAGTGCCAAGACCAAGTGGCAGTGTATTCTTGAAGCTTGGTGCAATAGGCAACGGAGCCGATATTGTAATCAAACGATTTAACAGCAGCACAGAAACATTCAGCACTCTGGCCACAGAGTTTTATGACAGCCCTGAATCGGCACTGTATGGTATTGACCCAGCCGGAGGCGGCAATGGCATTGCAGTGGGAACAGTTTGGAACAACTATGATTCTTTGTTAGATACTTCAGCGGCCTTTAAACCGTTCCGTAGACGTGTGGCAGGACAAACGGTTGTGAGTGGATCAGCTGTTGCAGCCAATCCTTTTACAATATCAGAATCATTTAGTATAGGAGTCACTTCAATTGGATCTCCAACGGTGACCAGTTATACTGTAACGTTAACAGGCACTTCGCCAGCAAGTTTTGTAGCAGATATATTGGCTCTTAATATCCCAGAGTTAAATGTAACCGTAGAAAACAGTATAATCACGTTTACTCACATTTATGGCGGTGATATTTACTTGGATGACATATCCGGGACTCCTGTTGCCGATGCAGGCTTTACCAGCAATACCGCTGGTACAATTTTGTACGGAACCACTCTTGCATTGACCAACTGGCAGGCATTAACTTACACTTACAGTACCACAGAGCCCTACCAAGCACCTGCTGATGGTACGTTATGGTATTACAGCGATCCGGCCACAGTTGATATCATGATCAACGACATTGGTGGTTGGAAAGGTTACAAGAACATTTTTTATGATGGTACAGTAACAGACGCTAGAGGTTACAACTTGGCCGACACTGATCCAAACGGTGTTATCATCAGCGCAAGTGAACCCCAGTTTCAAAGCGACGGTGTAACTGCATTGGAAGCCGGTGATCTGTGGTTGGACAGCGGCGACTTAGAAAATTATCCTGTGCTGTATCGCTATGATGGTACAGATTGGATTTTGATTGACAACACTGACCAAGTGGGACAAAACGGTATTGTGTTTGCTGATGCACGTTGGGATACTACCGGCACCACAGACATTATTACAGGCAGTTTGCCATCAATCACAGATTTGTTGGTCAGCAACTACATTGACCAAGACGCACCAGACTTCAGACTGTATCCGCGTGGTATTTTGTTGTTTAACACACGTCGCAGCGGTTACAATGTCAAACAGTATGTGAGCAACAAGTTTAATGCCAATGCTTATCCAGAGTTGCCAGCAGTGCCTGGTGCAGGCAGCAGTTTGCCCACAGTCAAAGACACCTGGCAAACAGCCAGTGGTCTCAAAGACAACGGCAGTCCCTACATGGGCCGTCAAGCACAGCGTCGTATGGTAGTGGCTGCAATGCAGTCTGCATTGATTGCCAACACCGAAGTACGTGAAGATCAATTTGCGTTTAACTTGATTGCTACTCCTGGTTACCCAGAAGTGATTGACGAAATGGTAGCACTCAACAACGATAGAGCACAGACAGCATTTATCGTTGGTGACACACCAATGCGTTTGGCACCCAATGCAATTGACATTGCCAATTGGAGCAATAACACCAATGGCGACGGATTAGCTACAGCAAGTCCGTACTTGGGTGTTTACTATCCATCAGGCCAGACTTCGGACTTACAAGGCAACACCATTGTGGTGCCTGCAAGTCACATGGCATTGCGTACAATTATCTTTAATGATAATGTGGCTTATCAGTGGTTTGCACCAGCAGGTACACGTCGTGGCCTAGTTGACAACGCCAGCAGCATTGGTTATATTGATGCCAACACCGGTGAGTTTGTGTTTGATGGTATTCGTGTGGGAGTGAGAGACACTTTATACGAAAACAGAATCAATCCTATCACCAACTTGCCAGGTATTGGCTTGCTGGTATTTGGTCAAAAAACACGCAACCCAACCGCAAGCAGCTTGGATCGCATCAACGTTGCACGTTTGGTCAACTACTTGAGAACTATCTTGGCTCGAGTAGGCGATGGATTCTTGTTTGAACCCAACGACAAGATCACTAGAGATCAGATCGCTAACATCATCAGCGGTGCGATCAACGACTTGGTGGCCAAGCGTGGTGTATACGACTACTTGGTTGTGTGTGACGAAACCAACAACACACCAACACGTATTGCCAGAAACGAATTGTATGTAGACATTGCCATTGAGCCAATGAAGGCAGTGGAATTTATTTACATTCCAATTCGTTTGAAGAACCCAGGTGACATTGCAGCAGGAGTATAATATGGGTATATATTGGGGTCTGGGTGACCCCAATAGATTCCAACCAAATCTTGGTAAATACCTATAACAGGAGATAAAAATGGCGATTGCCTCATTGAACAGATTTACAGTACCATTAGCAACTAACCAGAGTGCAAGCACACAAGGTTTGTTAATGCCCAAACTAAAATATCGCTTCCGTGCGATATTTGAGAACTTTGGTGTCAGTACTGATAGAGTAGAACTTACAAAACAAGTTGAAAGTATCAGTCGTCCCAATTTAAACATGAACCCGTTTGCCATTGATGTTTATAACTCAAAAGTTAACTTGATTGGTAAGCCCACCTGGGAAGCTGTCAGTGTTACACTACGCGACGATGCCGGCGGCAATGTAAGCAAATTGGTAGGTGAACAAATTCAGAAACAATTTGACTTTGCAGAACAGAGTAGCGCAGCATCAGGAATTGATTACAAGTTTGTTCTCAAGTTTGAAATGCTGGACGGCGGTAACGGTGCTAACACTCCTAACATTTTGGAAACATGGGAACTTTACGGTGCATTGTTGGGAACTGTCAACTACGGCGATATGGGGTACGGTGAAAATGGACCAGCAACAATTGCGTTGTCAATCATGTATGATAATGCTATCCAATCGCCGACTGGTACAGGTGTTGGTACAGCAGTAGGACGAACCCTAGGCACAGTGATTACTGGCGTATCTTGATTTTTTACAACCTAAACAAGCCCGGGTCAAACCGGGCTTTTTTTTGAGCTAAATAATAGAAAAGAGATTTTATGCCAAGTATTTTTGATGGTTTCCTAAAACAACTAGCTCGCGGTGACAATGTAAAAGATTACAGACACGCAGCCAGATTATTTGTTGACAACAACTTTGAAAGATCGCCCAAGTATACATGGCTGTTTCATGTTTACTTTGATTTAAATCCCGAACTGACCACAGTCAATCAACGACAACAGTTGGAAGCTGGTATGCTGGTCAAGAGTACCGACTTACCAAAGTTTAGAATAGACACAAAAACTTTAAACAATTACAATCGACCATCCATAGCACAAAGCAAAGTTCGCTACGAAGACATCAACATTGTGTTCCATGATGACTCGGCAAACATAATTAGAAAATTGTGGTTTGACTACTACAACTATTATTATAGAGACATGGACAACAACTACGGCGATGCCACAGGTAGTCTCAATCCAATTTATTTGCGAAGCAACAAGCATGTGACTGGTCAACGCAACTTGTATAACAAATTTGGATACACACCAAGAAAGCACAGCGTGATTTCCACGCAGTACATCAATGCTATCCGAATTTACAGTCTACATCAGAAACGATTTAGCGAATACACTTTGATAAATCCCATCATCACGTCATACCGCCATGGTACACATCAGAATGGTCAAGATGGTACCATGGAAAACGCAATGAGCATTTCGTATGAGACAGTGCTGTACGCAGGCGGTACCACACGAGTGGCCAGAGGATTTGCTCAGTTACACTACGACAGATCACCCAGTCCATTGACTCCGGCCGGTGGTGGCACAAACAGTATCTTGGGTCCCGGTGGCATAGTGAATGTGCTAGATGAAGTTATAACAGATGGCAGTGGTGGCAATTGGGGCAGTGCTGCATTTAAACTGGTTAGAGGTTACGAGAAAAACAAAAATGTTGATTTGACGAATTTAGCCAAAGGAGAATTGACACAGGCGTTTACCAATGTGTTACGCGGCGGCAGTTTCCAGAGTGCATTGAATCAAACCTATATTCCCTATAGAGGAGCATTCACTGGCCCTAGTTTTCAAAGTGCATTAAATCCACAAATTCTGGCGGCAGCAGGCAGTGTGTCCAGCAATGGTTTTAATATCACAGCAGGAGCAGCGGCCATTACAGGAGGTTTCGCATCTGCACTGTCAGGAACTCCGTCAGCAGCACTAGGCGCAGATCTGTCGG